TCGTGATGCTCCTTTTTCATTACTGCCTTAGTGATTGCTTTTCTCTTTTTGTGTAAAAACTTATCGCTATCATCTACATCACCATCGTTGTCTACATCCTTATCTTTTCTGTTAGCAAACTTTTTCTTAACAGCAACAGGGTTGACTGGATCTAAATTCTTCTCGTTTATCTCGTTCTTCTCGTCATTTACTACATGCTCATGATACTCTGTAACAAGAATGTTTAGAGTTTGAACTGGAACATCTTGCTCTAGTCCATGCTCAAACATTACGTCGTAATGACTAACGTTACCTTGCTCATCGAGTGTATGCATCTCTTTTAGACAGTTGCCCTTACCCCACTCACTATGCTCTACCTTAGTAGCACATGAATGTTTTACCTTTTTGACTTCTGGTTTACCTTCAGTTCCAGCTGGTTCCGCAAGTTTCATGCCAGGTGCATCACCGCCACCTACTCCTTTAGCACCAAGACCTTTGATGTCTGTGTTGCCTATCTTAGCGGAGTAATCGTATCTCCAAGTCTCTTTCATAGACTTGAATTTAGGGTTTAGCATAGTCTCAGCAGCAACCTGTGCTAGACTTTTTGACTCGTGTTTATCCATCTTATTTGTAGGGTGTTTGCTTGGAATAGTCTCTGGCACCTTGACGGTATTTTTAGGTTTTGCAACCTTTTGACCAGGTGTAATAGACATTACATACTCTCGATATGCATCAGTGCCAATCTCAAAGACTTCTTTTATGTCTGTGATCCAACTGCGGAACTTTGTGTTCTCTGCTGTAAGACATAATACGTAGTTAGGACCTCTGCGGTGTATTTTACCAACTTGTCCTTGCTCAGTAAGAATCCACTCACCTGTTTTGTAAACTTCGTTCTTGTAGAACTTGTCTCTGGTGATGTTTGCTTCCGCAACTTTGGATTTCTTAGTGAAGTCTGCAAGACTTTTCATTAATATAGGTATACATATCAAACTTATTTATACAACTTAGGCATATTAGATTGAATTTCTTCCATCATCTTCCGCGTATCTTTATCATTGAGACCCTTTGGTATACCTTTTCTGAATGTATCAAAGTCATCTGCAACTGCTGCTCTCCGCATTTTTGTTCCAGATATTGCAAAGGTATCACCATCTGCATCACGATCTCCAGAGGATATTACATCTAATTTTCTAAAGAAAAAATCCTTACCATTATAGTTTTTTACCCATTTCATTGCCTGTACCCTATCAGAACCTACAACAAACATTGCATCATCATATCCCTCTGTCTGTAACTCTTTTAATATTGCCACTGGATCTTTAGGACCTGATCTAAAATGCTTGGCAAAATTAGGAAACATTTTCTTAGCATAATATAGTTTCCTGTCAGGGTCTAATGGGTTAGAACCTTTGCTATCTACAGATTGTGAGAGATATATGAACCAATCACACCCCTTAGCAGTATTTTTTACTGCCTTAAAATTTTCCGCGTGACCCACAGTTGGTGGTTGGAACCTACCAAAGGTAAAATATACGCATTTATAGTCAACTATTTCCATGACTTTGCTAGGGTGAAGTTGATGTAAGAAAACTCAATTCTATTTACGAGTTTGATCATGTCTCCGTTATGATGTAGAACATATCCTTCTGGATTAGTTACCTTATAACCCATGTCAGTCTGTACATATGTCTTGAATGTTTCTAGGTGATCTAATTGTTCCATAACAAGATCCTTACATTCTATAATTTTTATATACAACGTGAGCATTGCAATAAAATTTTGTTCATTCTTTTCTAGATACTCCAATCCATCGTATAGTTGTTGTCTTCTTTGCATTATTGCTTTATCTGCTTTTAATTTAGAAATAATACCGTCCATTTTTTCTTTATAAAATGCACCTAGTGCTTTTAAAGTTGTTACTGGATTACCTATTGATCTTCCACCACGTATCTCTGCGTTAAAAAACTGTTTTAAGTATGATGCTACATGAAATTTTTTATCACCTGTGGTGCCTATATTATCTACTATGTGATCTAAGAAGGTTGCAGACTTTTTACACATGGCATCCACAAGAGTTATGTTTTGTTCAAACTTACTTAACACGGATTTGTCTACAGATATGTCATCCATAGGTGTGTCGTTCTCTACTAGAAAAACATCTCCTGTAGATTTGAATGTTGGTGCTCCTGCTTTTGCAGACATGGTTGCAATATCACTTCCTGTATATGATGTGTGAAATACTATACCTATTTTTGCTTTTGATATTTGTTTACCTAGAGGATGATCTACAGGTATAGCATATGTGATAGCGTTTGGTTTAAAAGTATATAATTCTTCGCCATCTACAGTCTCTGTTTTTACATCATCTGTAAATAATAAATCACCTTGACAAACTGAATCCATTTGCAATGATGAAAAATATTTTATACACAATTTTAACTTTGATATGAGGTCAGGACTAGCATCACCATAGTACATGTCAACATCTGCCTCATCGTAACATACCTTTGGTTTTTCTTTATTAAAAACTGACTTAGTTCCTACAAAAAATAGACCATTTGCAGGGTGTTTACCACATACAACTGATGGTGCACCATCCCATTTAGTTTGCATATAACCACTGCTAGGTTTCTTACCTAACATACGCAACAATTCACGCATAGCAGAGACTGATGCCATACAACCCGCAGATCCATGGTTGAGTATCTCGTCTTCTATATGTTCTAGGTGTTTTAGTTGAGTTACGTTTGCCATTAAGATACCTTGAAGAATGGTGCTGACTCTCTTGACTGTGATGTAGCATACAAATATAACAACTGGGCAAACTCATCCGCATTACCACTCGATAGTTTGTCAATCAACAATAAACCCATGTATTTTGAGAAACTCCACTGTCCTTTTGGATCTGTTTTCTCATATTGTTCTTGTATAAGTTCAGAAGTAATTTCTGATATTTTAGTTCTACCTTCCGTGTTCATAGAACCATCTATATTGGCACGATGTGATCCTGATAGACGTAATATAGGAACATTCAATGCACCACTTCTTGCTTGAGTTTTTATATTGTCAAGATTACCATAAAGAGGTGATCCATACACCTGTTGGCACAGTAAATTTATTACACCACCACCTATTTTACCGTGTTTTGCTGCAGATCCTATGACTTCTCCTTGCCATGTCAATCCTGCATTACCAGATGTATCTCTAAACTGCACAGATAAATTAACACCAGAAGTATACATCCATACGTCCAAAGATGTAAAAGATTTTGCATATATTCCACTTAATTTTGCCACCTTTTTGGGTTCGCCCATGTTAACTTCTTCTAATTTGGCATTCTTGCCCTCAACTTGTTTTAAAGATATACCAATTAATTTTCCGCTGCGTGCGTTCTGCTGTAGAAACTCATTAAATGCTGCAAATGTAGTAAATCCCTTCATGTCAGCAGAAGATACACATGATGTATCACATGCCCAGAGGTCAGCGGGTGTCCATTTGTTTAAGTTGGCAAATGGTTTTGCTTGTAGTCCAGTCTCAGGAACAATATGTGTGTTTTGTAATCTTGTAAATGCATTAGAAAGTGCATTTATGATAGTTCCTTTACCTCTATACCACGTATAGTCTCCACCTTGAAATTTACTATGTAATTTATTTGCAGTTTTATTACTAGACTCTACCCAGTCCTGATTATTTTCTAAAAAACCCTTTACTTCAGACCAAGATTTATCAGTAGATACTTTTGCAGAAACTGCTGCAATCTTTTTCTCAGACGGAAAACTATCTATTGGTAAATCTTCTGATTGGTTGAATCTGACAGCAGCAAACCATGCTGCAGCACTCTCAAATAGTGCTGTATTTCCTGCTCCTGCACCAGAACCACCTGTGCTACCAAATGCTCTTGTCTTTTCTATGTTGGTTAATAATATTGGAACAGATTTACTTACATTACCCTGTTGATAAAAGTATTTTAAAACTCTTTTACCACTGAATTTGTCAGCAAATGATTGATGCACACCGTCATCTAAAGTATTAGATGCAGTTACCATTTCTGCCTCAATATCTGGGTCATTAAATTGTATTACTTTATTACCTTTACCTGATACTTCTATTGGAGTTCCATTTCTAATAGCATCTAATAGCACTGCAATTCTAGACACACCTTTACCAGTGTTATCTTTCTTGCCATAGTCGCCATATGTCATGCCTGACATGGTATCTCCTGTTTCTTCTATTATAGCATATATTATTTAGAAGTGCTTCCAAAACTGGGGTGATAGTAGACCACTTTCTGAATTGGTTCTATCTTTTAGTGTCAAAATAACATCGCCCGCAAGACTAATCCGTCTATG